GTTTCTGTCGGGTGAAATGTCATTGTTGGTGTTCGATGTATATTCGGGAAACAATGAACTATTATAGCACAAATACTGAACCAAACGATTGGTATAATAACGAGCGTTATCACGTGCAGCTTCCTTCAATGATTCCATTTCGCCTTTCGTCACTGGCGTTGTATCTTCACTTTGTCGGCTCACCAAATTACCGTTGTCATGTTTGTACAAAAGTGACGGATATAACTCAACCATTGTCCACCACAACAACGATTTCAAAACGTAATCATTGAGCAATGTTTCGTAATCTCCCGACAATGTTCCTGCGCTAACATCCGATTTTATTCTATTCATCAAATCAGTGCCAAGATAGTTAGTGATTTGCTTATCCTGTGCCAAATAAATGGCAGGTCGAATGATGTTGGGATCAACAGCATCGGTAATCGCTGTGTACTTCTTTAGATAATCCTCTGTGATTAATAATATTTCGGGTTGTATTGCCATTTCTTTATGTTTTATTTGATTCCAAAACGTGGGTTGTCGGGTAAAAATCCATTGTAGGGCATATCTATTGGACGCGTTTCAACTAAATAATTGTTGCGTACTTTATAACCAGCTTTTTCAGCCATGCTCCACGCTCTTTTTCTTGCGTTTGGGTTGTTTAAATCTAATCCAAAACCTTTTGCGCTAATGTATAATTCCTTTTGCCAAACGTGATGACAATTACCACCGCCTTTGTATAACCAAACGGAATAGGTATCAATACCATTTGGCCCCCAACCTGGATTAACTGCCTTGTTATTTAATAACATTATATCTTCCTTGCGGTATAGCTTATCCGCACTCAACATCTTGCGACAAAATGGCCGTGAAGATGCAGTAACGCGGCCTTTATAACGGTAACGTGTGTAATATGTTTTGCCATCAATTACTTTATCCTGTGTACTCGTTGCGTTTGGTTTGGCAGTTCCTGTGCTTACTGCTTGTTTCACTTGTTCGATACTATCGAATATGTGGGCTAATGCTTCGTTTTCGATATCATCATTCTCGTAATCAACATCGTAACTATCGAGTAAAATCCAATCTTCATTCGGTTCTTCACCAAGTGCGATTAGTTCCTCTGCGATGTCATCTAAATTGACTTCATCGATTTCAGAAATGCTATCGTGTTCGCACTTAACTTTTTTTTTTTGGACTACTTGCGTAGGATCAATAGATACATTTGATAAGTTATCGAAAATACTATTTATCTGCGCATCACTCATCGTTGGGAATGCTGCCTTTGTTATTGCCTTCGCAGATGGAATGGTTAAAACATTCGCAGTTGTTTGAACGATAATCTCTAACAATGAAGCTATCTGCGCTCCATTCAATGCTTGACTTGCAACGTCTAATGATGGCGCATTGTTCATGCTCGTTTGCGCATCTTGGAACAAATCATTTTGAGCAATCTCAATATTGGCATTTATTGCAACCGTTGAGAATAAATATTCGATGCTATCCGTAATCATGCGCTGAAATGGCTCAACTACTTGCTTCATGAAGATACGCATAGCTTGTTTCATCTCATCGGTATTGCTTCCCAATCCACCGCCATCACGAATACCAAATAATAACGGAGAAGTTACACGATGTCCAACCAATATAGATTCAACAGCTTGACTTACCAATGTTTCGAATTGCTTATCCATATCGGACACAGGAAATGGAGTAAACTCAACACCTCGATCTCTATCTTCATTGAAAAACGTCAATACCTTACCAGCATTTTCTGCACCTTGAATAGCTTGTTGCAATTGGTTCTTAATCATTCGCTGTTCTTCTAATGATGGAATACCATTATTAAAAGAAGTAATCAATGAAGGAAAGAAACCATTTAAAATCAAATTAACTTGGTACTCGCTAATTTGTCGTGTTAACTCGATGTTGTTTACTGCGCTTATGTAGTCGGGTTTAGGATAGTATTCGCTACCTGGAACAATCGAATGGACGAATAAAACTTGTTTTGGACATTCATCCTTATAGTCAGGATTAAACATCGGTATGTACGAAGGTATATTTTTCTTTTTTCTGCTATCGTTCCAATCACGCGAGTAATAAATACCACTAATGTCATCATTATCATCACTCACACATAATCTACAATTCTCAAATGGTAAATGATTAATTTGCGCAATAGTAGTTCTGTCCATTGACCAAATAACTTCCCAATAAAAACCACCGTGCAGCTTCAAATCTAATGCGGTTGAATGTCTTATCTTATCTAATTGCAATCGTGCAATTTCATTTGATGCCTCTGCGCTTGTTGAAACGAAATCTTGCCCTGCTATCATGAACGCAATTGAGTTCACAATACTTCCATGTACTGGCGATTCATTATATAACTCAATCAAATATTGCGGAAATGTATTGGAATCGCCATAACTCACGAATCCCTTCCTATCTTCAACTTCTATGGGTTGAATCTTTACATATTTTGACAACTCAATTTGCGTTGCTCCTATGCGTTGTTTTATATCTTCGACTAAATTAGGCATTGTATTCAATATCAGATGGAATAGTTAATGTGGGTTGGTCGTAGTAATCAATGAGCGAACTGAATTGAACAAAACCTCTTTCAATTTCACCGACCACCACAGCATCAGTAGGATCAAGGTTGCTATTTGAATTTTGACCGTAAACAATAAAATTCCAACGGCCACCATGAGTGACGAGAATCGATGCGTTAGTTGGATCATCATCATTCGTGCTAATCCCCAAAGTTGTAATCCTTTCGTTCTCATCAATAATTGTTGGAATCACATATAACAATTCCGAAGTTAGTTCATTTTGTAACACCAATAAATAATCGGTGTAAGTTGTTGAAAAAAGTAAACTCCCCTGCTTTAAAGATAGCAGGAGAGTTTGAGATGCGGTATTAGATTGCAGGTAATTCACTCTGCAAATTTATTAAATGCTTGCAGCTACGACAGTGAAGTCAGTAGCAAACACACCATCCTCAATTCGATATGCTTTGTGCTTGGAATCAGAAGTAAGTGTGATATTGTAACCGTTCATGTCACCTTTCGCAGTTCCTGTCATTGTTGATGCTGCGGTTACTTCCGCGCCATCCTCATAACCAACAACCCAATAATTATCGTTGTTATCTAATACAATAACAAACAAACGATTTTGAGCGATTAACTCCAATTGCTTTCTTCTTGGTGCGCTCAATTTATGGAATGATGCGGTAACGGTTTGTGTATAGAAAATCGTTCCATTCTCAACGCTTGAAGCTACTTCTTCAGTGAAGCTACCTGTTGATTTTGGCAAAACAAATTCATACAAATCATCCTCAGCAGAACAATTTGTAATCAATTCAGTTGGGCCATCAATTGTCAATGTACCAGCGAATAAACTTTGCGCATTCAAAAATATTTTTTTGATTCCACCAATGCCATCTTTACACTGTAAACCAAATCCTGCGGTTATTGTACAACTCATATTTTTATTTTTTTATTTAATAAAATGGGGAGCAGTCGTAACCACTCCCCTTTTATATGTGGTTAATATTAGTTATGTCCGATTACGCAGTCAGCAGTAATTCCAATCTGAACACCGCAACGATATCTCATCGCCATACGTACGTTGTCAGACGCATCAGTTAAAGTCATATCTACAACTCGTACTTCAGCGAAATCAGAATTAGCATCAACACCAACGAACAAGTTAGATGGTTGAGCAGCTACAATAGTTCCTGTTGACATTCCGGGACAAACATAAATGTCATATCCATTGAATTGCAAATTGAATGCGTCAGTAGCTTGGTACAAATTAGCGTAACCCAATGCGCTAACTGCTTGGCGATAGAATTGAGCAGTAGCACGATTCACATACAATTTTGTATCAGGTGAACCAATCAATGCAGCAGGCAACGCATCAATAACAGCATTCATATTAGCAATGACAGTTGATGCGCTTAAAGTAGCACCCCATGTTTGATCAGCAGAACCACTTAAAGCAGCCTTCAATTTCTTTTCAAATCCATCGAATGAAGTATAGGTTCCAGCTGTGTCACCTTGCCAAATTGTGAACTCGATAGTTTCACCAACTTTAGCAGCAGCGTAACCAATCAAAAAATCTTGGAAGTTAGCAGGAACAACGTCATTGATGAATCCACGACCTGTTTGTGCAGCTTCCCAATCTTGTGTAAATTCTTTTTTGCAAAGTTCAAGATTTGTCATCAAATCACTAACGGTTAAAATGCTTTCAGTAAGTGTCAAAGAACCTTGTTGAGTAAAATCACAAGCTGCTGCTTGTACCAAAGATGCTGAATTAGCCAACTTCTTCAATACTGCTTTGAACTTTACATTCTCTTTTAAGGTAACATATCCTTTCGCTAGAGTGTCTCCTGACAAAATAGCAGCGTTGATGTATGGCAACGCTAATTCACCTGCGTAGGTGCTTGTGATGGTCAATGAATCAGCCATTTTTTTTTTTTTATTTAATTATTTATATTTATTTATGATTGCGAAGATTCTATTTTGAGAATCCATTTTGGCCAAGTTGATTGGCTCTGATTTTGCAAATGTGTTTACCTTCTTCACGCTTTCGGTAGCTGGTTGTTTCCGCATCTTTTCTACTTGTGCAGATAGTTCAGTTTTTTCAGCAGTCAACGCATTGATGCGGCTTTCGAATTGCTCAATCAACGCATTGATAGTAGCTTCAAATTCCTCTTTGCTCACTCCATCAAATGCAGCTTGTTCTTCTTTGGTTGGTTCTTCAGATTCCATCTCTGGCTCAAGAATTTCAGTTACAACACCACCAACAGTGACGATGAATTTACCTTCAGCAGTTTCGTGTCTGCCATCTGGCGCAGGAACATCATTGCCTTCGGCATCCTTTACGAATAATGGACTACCAATGGCAATCATTTCATCTGGTGAACTTACTTCCGTTCCATCTTTAAGAATAGCAACGGACATCTTTACAGGAGCAGCCGCCTCGATTTCACCTTCAGCACTTAATTTAATGCCAAATGATTTTAATCGATCTGCGTACTTACTCACAATTTGATTTACTTTATTCATTGTTAAAATTATTTTCTCAACTATATGTAGCATTACACTTACTTTTGTTTTGTAGTTAGTTTTGTTTTAGTTTTCCTTTGTACAGAAAAGCCCCTAAACGTAGGGGCCTTTTTGTTTGTCGGGTAAATAACGACCTCACGAGTTTAACTCGGTGGTCAGTTCTCTCATTATCTTTTCAATCTCTTGTTCGGCAAGATATTCATCGCTCAATTCGGTGAAGAATCCTTCCAATGAAAATCCTTTTACGTCACCTTGTTTAATCGATTGCCACACTTCATCGTTATCAACTTTCATTCCAATGCACCATGTGCCATCAGGGAAATTAAATCCAAAGTTTTGGCTCTTGTCATGCTCACCTTCTTTAATCCAACTCTCGACAACTGTACATCCTGTAATGGGGATTTCGTGTTGAAGATTTGAGTTGTGGTGCATATTTCTTTTTAGATATTCTTGCGCGATTTTATTGATCGTTTCTGCGCTATATTTAGCGTAGTATTCACCACCTAAAGAATCAACTCGGTAAATCAATTGTTC